TATACAAAGAAAAGAAAGGTGGTATGGCAGAGACTACCATCAATTCTACTATCACTGAGTTGTTTCCCTGCATAGCGTTTCTTGCAGGAATTAGAGAAACTGATAAGAATAAATTTTATCAAAAAATTATCGAATCTAACAATCCAAATATTGGATGTTACGTAAATGCTAATGATGCTAAAAAAGGATCTGAGTTTATTTCTCTTGCAGAAGGTTCTAGTAAGTTTAATGAGAAAGTAAATAATGCTATGGGCATTTTGAAGTTTATTCAGGATCAAAATGCTGGTAAACCTATTAGTAAGTTGTATTGGGGTTATCGTGCTAAACCTCAGGGTGTGATGAACAATCACCCTGGGGATATTTTTATACAATATAATGATAAAAAGATGGTTGGTGTTTCATTGAAGGCAGGTGGTGCTAGAACAATGGAACCAAAACTCAATACATATGTTAATCCAATTGTTGAGTTTTTTGGAAAGCAACAAGATTATCAATCTTGGCAGAGAGAGTCTTATGACAAATACTATGCTGGTATTCCTGGTATTCCAGACTTCAATCTTTATGGTAAGTCTAAAATGATTGGTGCATTAGCACAATTTGAGAAAGACAATAATGAATTATATGAACAGTATTACGATGAGCAACTAGAGTGGATTCGTGATAAAGTTATTGAAATGATGAACAGCAATCAAAATAGAACAAAAGAGTTTTTACTTCAAAGAGTTGCTGGTGAGCAGAAAGATGTTCCGTTAGTTGTCATCAAAGCAGTTCAAGCAACATATCAAGAGTTGAGAGATGATGATGTTGTAAAGGAGTGTGTTCAGAGGTCTAGAAAAACTAACGGTGTAAAAGTTTCTAAGTCCCAAAGATCCAAGCAAACATTTTTTGTTGACTTGATTTGCAATAACAAAACTACCAGATTGAACTTCACTATCAGAACTAATAAGTCTGGTGCTGAGCATAAGTTGGGTCAGTTCCTGAACCTGGCAGTCAAGTTCAATGGTGTGGAGGATTGAGAACTGGCACAAGACCATGTGTGATTCGACTTTGACATGCTATAATAATGGTATAGAGACAGAGGGTTCCTTGCCTAACAAACACCTTGAGCATCTGGAAGATTCCATCTTTGATGGTCGTAGGGTAGCGTTTGCTGCTCTCAAGGATACCCTGCAATGCGAGAGTCTCAGCACGAAGTGGGACGGTGCTCCTGCTATTGTGTTTGGGACTAATCCTGAGAACGGTCAATTCTTTGTTGGTACTAAGTCTGTATTCAACAAACGTCGAGTCAAAATCAACTATGACTATGAGGACATTCAGAAGAATCATCAAGGGCATGTTGCAGATATCCTTCGTTTATGTTTGCGTTATCTTCCTCGTATCAGTGGTATTGTCCAAGCTGATTGGATCGGTGTCGGTCGCAGCAGTGTTTATCGCCCTAATACTGTGGAGTATCGCTTTCCCTATGCGATTAATAAAGAAATTATTCTAGCACCACATACTTTTTATACCGAAGTTTCTCCTGATGCAGAGGCAAAAATCGGTGTGACTATGCAAGATACTATGACTTGCAAATTTGTTGACACGATGGATGCTGAGTTTGGTAGTCGTAAGAATTGTCTAAAACTTGCTGCTGAGATTGTTGCTTTACTTCCTTTCTGTAAAGTCTCAAGTGACATCTATGCTCGTTCGTATTGCAGACAGTTGATGAACAAGTTTATTCGTATGGGTAAGATTCCTAATGCCGAATTTATGTACAATGTCTTGGAAGCTAAATATAAGGGAGAAGTCAATGTGACTACCTTTAAGGTGTGGCACAAACTCTTCCAACTGAAACAGCGTCTACTCGATGCGATTGTTGTAAATGGAAATGTTGAATGTTACATCGATGGGAAACCCGCCAGTCATGAGGGGTTTGTTACCGTTTCAACCAATCCTTACAAACTTGTCGATCGATTGACCTTTAGTAAAGCAAACTTTAATCTTAGTAAGAATTGGTAGAATGAAAAAGTTCAGTGCTTTCCTAACTGAAGCCGAGAGATCGTTCGCAGCGAAATCAGCAGAAAAATTAAAACTTACGCATATTGGTTACGGTAGATATGCAGACCCTTCGGGTAATGTAACCCATATGTCTAAGGACGGAAAACTTGTACGTGTAGATCCCAAAAACCCTGAAGCGCCTACTCAACAGAATGGAGAAGAAGAAACTGGAGATGGCTCGGGTAAGGTCGATCAAGGTACGATATCTATTACATTTGGAAGATTTAATCCACCAACTATTGGTCACGAAAAACTTCTAGCAAAAGTAGCTAGAGAGGCAAAAGCAAATGGAGGAGAGTATAGAATATACCCCTCAAGGTCGGAGGATCCAAAGAAGAATCCCCTCGACGCAGGCACCAAAGTTAAGTACATGCGGTTGGCGTATCCCGATCACGCGAACGCAATTGTTGACAATCCCGACATGCGTACTATTTTTGATGTTCTCACCGCTCTCGATTCTGACGGGTATAGTTCAGTTAATATTGTGGTGGGAGGCGATAGGGTTAGCGAGTTCAATAGCTTGGCAACGAAATACAACGGAGATTTATATACATTCGACGAGATCAAAGTAACATCTGCAGGTGGGCGTGATCCTGATGCTGAAGGTGTAGAAGGTATGTCTGCATCTAAGATGCGTAAGGCAGCAGTAGAAGGAGACTTTGATACATTTGATCAAGGAATTCCAGAATCCTTAAGTAAAAAGGATAGAGATACACTATACTTACTCTTACGCCAAGCGATGCAAGTGGAAGAATCGTATGATGATTTTGCTGAAGCATCTTATTCCGTTTATGAGATTGCTCCTAAGTTAGATCCTAAAGGTCTTCGCGAGGCATATTTCAATCAAAATTTATTTGAGGTAGGAACTTTTGTCGAGAACATTAACACAGGGATCATTAGTAAGGTTGTTAGTCGTGGTAGCAATTACGTCATCAGCATTGATGAGCGTGATGGTATTTACCGCTCCTGGTTGAAGGATCTTCTTGAAAGAACTGATATTAAATTCTTTAATTATACCCCTGCTGGTGAGATGGGTACAGATAAACTTGCTAACTATATGAGAAAACTCACTCCTGGTGAATTCATTCGCAAGATAAATAAAAAGGACAAGGTTACTAAGTAAGATGAATCTAAACGAACTTCCTGATATGTCAGATGCACTGAAACAAGTGCAGATGTATGAAAAGAAAAAGTTAGACCCCGTTGGTAAGGAAGATGATGACATCGATAACGACGGTGATGTTGATTCGTCTGATAAGTATCTAAAGAATCGTCGTAAAGCAATCGGTAAGGCGATTAAGAAAGAAGAAGTTGAAGTAGAAGAAGGTTATAAAGGTAAGCACGGTCAGTCCGACAAAGAGTATGCTGCTTCCCGCTCTCAGGGTGGTAAGATGATCTCTGGCGATGACAAGATGAGTGGTGCTGAATACACCCATGGTCGCAGAGTCAAGGCAGCAAATCCTGGTATGCAACCTGACGTAGGTGGCAAGACCAAACCCAAGTCCCAAGGTAAAATGGACAAGGGCACCAAGGCAGACCTGATGTATCGCAAGGCAAACCTCAAGAAAGAGGAAGTTGAAGAACTCGAAGAGACTAAACTCGGAGATACTGCATACGCTAAAGCAAGAGATGCAGGTGCTCAGAGACGCCGCACTAAAGAGTATAAGCAAGGTCTGAACAGAAGCACTACTCGTAAAGAGAAGGGCATGTATAGACTTGCCACTGCACAACGCAGAACTGATGCTGACCTTGAAAGGCAAAAAACAACTTATGATACTGGTGCTCATAAGGGTGATTTTGATCGTGCAAAAAGAGCAAAGCAGTATAAGAAAGAAGCATTTGCATTCTCTGAGATTGAGTTAGAAGAACTTGCACTTCTCGAAGAGATTGATGTAATGACCGATGAGCAACTCATCGACATGATGGAAGACCTCATCATCGAAACTGCTGAGGATGTTGATGATTTGGTTGAAATCTGTGAAGCACTTGAGGAAGTAGAACTTCTGGATGAAGCAAGTGACAAGTATTATGACTCTGCTGTCAAAGCATCTAAGGATGCTGCTAAGAAGAATCGTCCCTCCCGTGTTGAGCGTCTGAAGTCTGCAGCAAAAGCAGCAGGTTCTAAACTCAAGGCAGGTGTCAAGGCAGCAGGTAAGTCCGTTGCTAGAAATGCTGGTAAGGCAGTTGGAGAATTCCAAGCAGCACGAATCAAGCAGAAGAGAGCAGCAATGTCTCGTCCTGAGAAGAAGAAAGAAGCACCCAAGTCTTCCTCTAGTGACGATGATGGCACAGGTGGTAAGTTAGATGCACTGTTGGCGAAAACCAGAGGTACTTCGTCTAGCAGTAGTTCCGATAGCGATAGCAGTTCTTCTTCCTCTGGTGGTGGCGGGTCTTCTTCCAGTTCTTCCAGCAGCGGTTCTACCCGTAAGGCTGTTGGTGGTGCTCTGAGAAAAGTTGGTTCTCTCGTTAAGAAGGGACTGAAGAAAGCAGTTGGTAAGACTGCTCGCGTAGTATCCAAGGGTAGCGACAAACTCGCTAAGCGTTTGGGTGAAGATTATGATAGAATTGCACATCTCTATGAGTCTGGTCTCTTCAGCATTGAAGAAATCGAGAATGTAATTGAAGAGGGTTACAAACCCATCGACAAGAAAAAAGAAACTGCAATGTATCGTAGAGCAGGCAACCTGAGTCGCGATGCACTTAGCAAAGGAATGTCTACCAAGGCAGGTTCCAAAGCACAGGATAAGTCTAGCAAGATTGTAAGCGCAATCACTCGTCAAAAAGAGAAAGAGCGTTTCAGCAAGATGGCAGACATCAAAGCACGCGACAACTACGGGGGTTGATATGCTAAGTTTTAAAGCATTATCTGAAAAGAAAACTAAGGTAAAAATCAATCCTAAGTTGAAGGATATGATGGAAGGTGGTTGCGGCGACAAAGACATGAAAAAGAATCACGGTGAAGACTGTGATTGTATGAAGTGCGAGAAAAAACGTCGCGCTGAAGATCTTGGTGATGAAAAAACAGTATCTACGGAGGAAACAGCCTATGTCAGTCAAGAAGAAGTTTCAGAAGAAAGCACAGAAAAAATCGCAGAAACTGAAACCTCGTTCTTGACCTTTGGTAAATTCACTGAGGGTAAGTCACTGTCAATTGATGATCAGATGAAGATCTCTCGTGATGCAGCAAAGGGAAGAAATCCTAAACCCGATCACAAGGCAATTCGTGCTAAGATGTTGAAGAAACCTCTTCCTAAAGACACGAGAACAGATGCACAGAAAATGACTGATGCAACTGGTCCTCGCCCTGGTTCTCGTTACAGAGGAGATTGATGCTATATAGATTAGACCCGTTTTTGGTAACTAATCATGTTGGCATTTTTACTTCCCCTTGCTAAAAAAGTTGTAGCAGATGCAGTCTCTAAGATTCCTGACGATGCAGAACTCGGTGAAAAACTGATCGATATCTGTATCCTCGTTTTGGAGAAAGCAGTCAAACTTACAAAGACAACTGCTGATGATAAACTGCTTGAAGCAGTGAAGACAGCACTTGTCACTAGAGAAGGGGAATAATTCAAGGGGCGTAAGCCCCTTTTTTTATAAATAAATATTAGGAAAACGTCTTCGGAAAAATCTAATGGCAATCTACGGAAAACTTGACGGGAAGGCTTTCGCCAATACTATTGCAGTCACACAAAATGACGCAACAGTAACTAAAAACGCTGCTGACTCTATTGAAGTTGGTGACGTTCTGGATATC